GAGGTCTTGTAGTTCCTGATTCATTTCTGGTCAACAATCCATTCAATGACGGCCTTGAGTTCGTCGTTGTTGTTGCTCATGCTCGGATGACGCATCCGTTCGGCAGCGTTCCGCATTGTCATGATCAAAGCAATTGCCTGACTGACTGTTGAGCCTTCTTCGAATCGCATCTCTCCGTCAAGTTTGACTGACAGATTCATCAGTCGCGCAATGATTTCGTCGGTTGTTAATTCCATGATGTTTCCCTCATCTGTGTTTAGTTGTGTTTACGGACAGTAGCGCATCCGCGCTTCCATCTTGCAACATCCTTGTGTCGTGACTTGCATATGTATGCCTGTAACGATTTCTGCCCTTTGAGGCATCCCCATCCCCAAGGCCCGACGCGCCAGACTTTCGTGCCGTCAGGGTTGATGTGGCTTTTGAATGCGATTGCGTCTGCGACCTTGACTTGTTGCGCAGGGGTCTTGCCTTTAGCGCTCGAGGAGTCTGACCAGCGTTGCCAGGTGCCTCGGTAAATGCCAAGACCGCCCGTATATGAGCGCGTCGAGTGTTGCCAGTTTCCGCCAGTTTCACAACGAGCAAGACCGTCGTAATATTGATCCGGCAGGACGCCGTTGTACTTGTCGAAGGTGTCGCGTTGCGCAGCTGCGCTTGCGGGTGAGGCGGTGGATATTGCGGTGATGAGGGCAATTGCCATGATTCTCTTAATCAACCTTTTCAACTTCTGTAATCGAAGCGAACATCATCCAGGGAGCCGCCCTTTTGGCGACTGTGACTTTGACGATCTCTTCTGTTGCCGAATCCGTAAAGATTTGGACGAGGGTTAGTTTGTCTTTAGACCATAACGGCATATACCCCCACGTTGGAAGCATCACCTGTTAGCCATCATTTTGAGCCAGAGCCAACATGAGACCCATCCCATTATGAAACTGTAAATGAATTGTGTATCGGTCATAGCGGTTTCCCTTCGCTGTTCGTGTCTGGATGTTGTAACACAAGCAAGCGTCTGGGTGGCGGATTCGACCTCGGAACCAATGAGGGAAACACAGTTAGTTCCGAGGTCTAGCGCGAAGAGGGTGATTTCTTCGGGCGATTTATGGTTTGGGCAAGGCTCGCCAGGCTGCTTCGAATGCTTCGGGGCTTTCCCATTCGTTGGAGATTTCGGCATGGAGCCAGACGCCTCCGAACGACCCTGCGTTGTCGGATTTGGTAAAGATTTTGGTGCCTTTTTCCTGAGCGCCGCGCGAGCATCTCCAACCTCTTCCGTAGGCGGTTTTGTCTGTGTCGGGTTGTGCAGGGTTGCGGTAGGCGTAGTCATGAAGTTCGCATAACAAGAGCGACTCAGAGTTTTCAATGAGCCATGTCCAGGCTTCTTTTGCAGCTCCTCTTCCTGCTCGAGTTGCCGGATACCCCATATCGACTGCGAAGCCCGTTGCATGCGTACTTAGAGCGCCCTTCGCTGACGGGTTCCTGACGGGACGGTTTGCATAGATACCTAAGTTCGTAAATGCCCAACGGCGGTTGCATAGATCGTAAAACTTTTTAGTGATGGGTGAGGCTGCTTTGCCGTCCCACGAAGGGTAAAAGGGATATTTGCGAGCGGTCATGGTGCAGGTGGGTCTTTAGGACGATCCTTGAGGCCGTTCCCTGCGAGCACCCCGAGAAGCCCGCCAGTAAGGGTGGCAAGCATTGGCGACAAGACCGACCAGGCTGCATCGTCGTTAGGCGAAACCTCGAGCGGTTGAGTTACAAACAGTAAACCGTAGAGAAGTGCGATGATTGACAGAACGAACGCAAGTGTTAAGCCGATTGCTACGACAAAGATAAGTCGTGCTTTGATTTCTTCGTTGCTGTGTCTGTTGTCTGCTTTCATGTGCATTTCCCTCCGTCGCCATAAGCGGGTGCAATTGTTGTTGAGATTGTTTCGATTACGCCTCGAAGTGCTTTGTTTTTTGTCGGTGGGCAGTTGAGGCGTTCACGATCTGCGCAAGCAGTGAGCGATGCACAAATGACCAATAGAATCAGGCTTTTTCGCATTATGAAGGCCCAATGTCTTCGATGATTAACTGCGCAGGACGTGTTGCGCTGTGCAATGCGGTGCCGGTTCCTGCGCTAATCGTCAATGTTGCGACGATGGATTGTGCGCCAGCGGTAAAAGTTTTAACAACGGTTGGAGTCATTTGTGTTTCTCCACCTGGCAAGGTTGGCGTCGTGGCAAATTGCAATTCTGTTCCTGCTGTTGTGGTTCCGTTGCGAAGTCTCGCAATGATGTTTGCAGGGGTTGCGCCGTTGGCGTTATAAAGGTCGCCTTCAAAATATGTGATGCGATAGTAACGGTTCGCCACGGCAGTGAATGAGGCAGTCAGGAAGACTGTTTCTGTTGTGGTAATTGCGCTGTCTGTCGTTTTGTTTGTAACTGCTGCTACGCCCCAAGGCAGATTGCTCATCTGCTGAGCGGTCAGAATCTGACCAGATGTGAAGCCTGTATTGATTGTCATGTTGTGTCTCCTTTAGAAACTCAGAAGGTTGTTGTCGAGCGTTCCGAAAATTGCGTCGTCAAGCGTCATGTATTGGTTGCCGTCCGTACTTTCAAAAGTGTACGAAACAATATGAGACCCTGGGACGATTCGGTGTTCAATTCCTGAAGTGATCAGGGTCTGCGATTCTGTGAGCGGTGTTCCGGTGTTGTAATCCTTTTGCACCGTGACAACTGATGTCAGGTCAATTGCAAAGATAGTTGCCCATTGCGCAGCTGTGAGTGCTGCGAGTTCGCATGAGACGCCTGTAAAGCGGACAACGGGGTTGCGGTATTTGCCGAGAAGGTACGCGCCAAGACCGTTGACTTCCGTCGTGGTTGAGTTGAGCAAACTGAGAAGGTTGTAGTTCTGCGCCTGATACAAAGAAATTGACGTTGAGTCGGAATTTGTTTGCGCTGCGCCTGCGGGCGATTGCGTCACGATGTAGTTGTAGAGCAGTTCTGATCCGTATTGGTTGACCAGGCTCATATATGGAATGCCTGTGCCGTTTGTGGTGAACGACGCGCCTGAGACGGGGTTGAGGACGCTTGACCTGCCCTTGAAGGTGAGGGTTCCGTCGGCTGAGGTGTAAAGGTACCCCTGCTCGGAAGTGTTGACTTGCTGAAGGTAGTTGAGGACGTTTGTGTCCTGAGAGACCGCGTAAGCGCCGAGAGTAGATGAGCCTGTACCGATAGACCTTGCGCCCTGGTACGCAATTTCTGGACGGTCTAGAACGGTGCTGACGCGAACTCCTGAGGTCTCAGCGGACGGCGTAAAAGCGTTGAGTTGCTGATTTGCCAAGGTGCCGAAAGAATCAACGCATCGAGCGAACATTCTGCCCTGGTTGGCGTTTTGATAGTCCAAGTCCCAATCCTCAACGAAGCCCGTGTAGATGGGGGTGCCGTTGGCATAGATGATGATTGGCGAGCGAGGCAAGACGAACGGGTAGTAGATCGAGGACGTATTGAGCGGGTCAAGAATGCGGGAGTTGTTGTTGAACACAACCTGTGCGGTTCCTGCGTTGAACTGGTCAAGTTGGCGATTGCGTCCGCGCTTAATGTTGACCGACAGAACCAGCGAGGTCAGGTCGGCGTATGCGAGACCGCCGAGAGTGCCTGTGTCAAGTAGACCGAACACAGCGTCGTCAAGTTGAAAGGGTGTACCGAACCCTGTGGTCGTCTGGAATCCGACAAGGACTTGATATGTGGGGACAGTCATTAGAAAGTGACCGCCGGTGCAAAGACCTGTCCTGAATTTCTCTGGGCAGCCAATATGGCGTCGATGATATCCTGACCGACTGTCGCAGGCGATGAGACAAGTCCTGCGTCCATGTTGATTGTGATGTTGCTGAATGGCCCAATACCGCCAATGCCTGCGTTCTCGAAGCCTCCTGCGTTGCCTGAGGTCTTGTCAAAGGCGGGTGCTGCGGTGTTTTGTACTTTGCCAGGGGCGGATGGTGCGACTGCGGGTGGTGCTGCAAAGACTTCTGGGTTTGCTGCAACAATTTCCTTTTGCGATTCTTCAAACGCTCGTGCGCTCGTCAAGCCTCCGCTGCTGCCCCCGCCACCACCGATTTTTGGCATGGCGAAACTTTTTCCTCCAAGCAAAGGAACCCAATCGGGAATCGTAAAAGCCAATCTGCCGACGGTGTTGTTCCAGACTGCAGCGATTGCTTCAAAGACAAATGTTGCTGCGCCTAATAGACCTTTGAACAACGGGATTGTGACGTTAGATATCCAGAACCGAAACGCGCCAAACACGGCGTCAACAATGGTGCGGAATGTCTCAAATTTCTTGTAAGCAATAACCGCAGCTGCTGCAACAAGTCCGATGCCAATTGCAATTGCGCTGATTGGGTTAAGACTCATGGCGATGTTGATTGCGACAATGGCGGTAGCAATACCGGCAAGGGCGACTGCAATGACGGTAAAGAATTCTGGGTTGTCTTGCGCCCATGTAGCGAGGTTCTGAAGGAACGGCAGGACGGCTTCAACGGCAGGCATAAGAGATGCGCCGATTGACTCTTTTGTTTCGTCGAGGGCAAGTTTCATTCTGGCAAATTTGCCTGCGGTGGTTTCGGCTGCTTCTGATGCTGCACCGCCGAAGGTCTTGGACATTGCTTGCATGACTTCGTCAAGGGTTGCTCCGCCTTTGATCATGTCGCGAAGTTCCGGAGACAATTTGGCAAGGGCGGTCATGTTGCC